TATATATCTCTTTTCTTTCCCCATTCTTTAGGTATCATTTCTTCGCCACAAATAGGGCATATTACTTTTATCGGTTTCATTTATTCCACCAATGTTTCTTTTTAGGTTTTATTGTTCTAGTCCAATCACCAGGAACTTTCTCTGTGGGCATTAACCCTGTATTGTCTACTTCAATATTTTCTACAGTAAGTTTTGCACCGCAGAATGGACAATAGTTTATTTTTTCATAATCATCGTAATTACCATTATAATCAGCATGTATTATCATTTCTACTATGCCACCTTCTACACGCATGTTAGAGGTATAATCGCCCCCATAACTATGTTCACTTGGGAAAGTAGAAAATGCTCTCTCTAATTCTTTGCAACAAAACTCTTTTCTACAAGTCTTAACTACTTCTATCTCTTTTCGTTTTTCACAAATTACTTTCATTTTTATCTACCTCTAATTCTTTTTTAGCTTTCTCGTAGCAATCGCCACAAAGCATGAATGTTTCCAGCATCCACATATCAGTATCTATATTTTTTCCACATCTGTCGCAGTTCATATTAATAATCCTCCGAAAAATTTTGGTTTCTTTCTTTCTTCTTCTTCCTTTAAATACTGTACTATTTTCTTTCTTAATGCTTGTAATTCTAATTGAGATAAATTTTTTCGCCTCATAATGATTCTGTTATCAGAACTGTAAACTGTGCACATTTTCTTGGTGAAATTAATTACAACTCTGAATACTTCATACTTTATATGAAAAATAAAAGTCTCTGAAAAGCCATCATTTAAGCTCATTTAACTCAATACCCTAGTATTTACCCCAATTTATCTTTATTGTTCGTTATTTGCCTGTTTCCGTCAATCCTCAGTTAATTTTTAACTCTTTGAATATACTTAGTGCGAGATTACGTGCTTCATTGTCCGTTAATTTGACTAATCCACCAAAATCATCCGCAATCTGAAATCTAAGGTTCTTGTCTCTAGTTATAACTAACTTAGGACAACATTTTCCTCTTCCACATAAATTTATTGTTTTCATTCTCCCAATTCTCCTTTCGCTATCATTTCAACAATTTCCCCATATTCATAATCTATAGTAATATAAGGATATTCTCTATCATCTGCTACTGGTTCATCATATATTTCAAAAAAATCTATGTTCCAATTTCTTAATAGCCTTACACATCTTTTGCACAAATTACAACCGTGCATTTTATGTACAAAAATTTTCATCTAAACCATTCCTTTTTCAATATTTTAGTAAGCCAATTTCTATGTGCTATTTCTGTACCTTCTGCATAAATGTACATATTTTCGTCTATAAGCTCTGGATTATGCTCTGCACAAATTAACCGTGCCATCTCATTTGCAGCCCAATAACGCCATATTAAGTCATCAGTATTATATTTCATTTAACCAAACCCTTAACTTTCTTAGGATTTTTTCTAACATAATCTTTACCTTGCATAAGTATCTTAGTTCTTTCGTTCATTTCTACTCGTTCTTGCATAAGAGCTATCTGTTTATCTCTGCAATGACTACAAATTTTCTTAGTTTTTCCCCAAGGCGTAGCTGGAACAAGGACATTTCGCCCACATAAGCAGCATCTCATGCCAGCTAACTTTTTTCCACAGGTAGGACATACCATTATTTCTTCCTTCTTGTAGATTTTTTCTTGCTGCGTTTCTTTTTTGGTTTTTCTTCATCTGGAAGTCCTGGGTCTAATGGATGCCATGTAAATTCTTCTTCATCAATTTCATAGAAGTCAAGTTTTGCATTGCTAACACCATCATCTAGTTTTTTACTTACTGGCTCTTTATCTGGTTTACATTTTAAGCAGTAAACAATTCCTTTAATAACTTTATAATTATTATAAGAAATTTTTTTACCACATATACTACATTTTCCCATTTTAATTACCTCATTTTCTTATAATTTTGTTTTTTACTCCATTCAATAAATTCATTAAAATTAATTCCCATAGATTTAATTAATTTATACAATTTATCAGCAGCTTCATCAAGTGTCATTAAATCTCCTCTCTAAACACTTTTCCACATTTACCACAAACAAAAATTTTCCATCTTCTTTTTAATTTCCTAGAACGGACTGTTTTAACATATTTTACAGATTCTTGGCATTTAGGACACATCTCCATATTATGCCTCCTTTATATAACGTCTTACCCAAACCCATTCACCAGTTTCATCTTGAATACGGTCTAATGAGTAATTATCTTTATCTAATTTTCTTGCTAACAATGTAGGATTAGCCATAGGAACATCATTTTTCTTGCACCATTTTTCATAAGCAGTTCTAATATCATTTACTTTTATGAAATCACTGAAATCTTTTTTAATGTAATTTTTCTCTATGAAATATTCACAATTTCGTTGATACATGAGGTATCTTTCAGACATATCGTAATTATAGGAAAATTGCTCTTTCTTTAATAAGCGTTGTAATCCTTGTATACTCCACAGGAGTAAACCTTCCATTTCTTTCTTGTTATTAACTAATTGCTCTTTTAAATGAGTATTATCTTCTGGTGTTCTACGAAATAACTTCAAGAAGGGCAGAATATATTGCCTTTGAAACCATCCATCTGTCATATCTTTACATTCTGGAATATCATTACAAGCAGTAATAATCTTAGCTTTATTTGGAAAACTGAACGCATCTCTGTTCTTAAACTCTGCATCAATAGAATCGCCAGCACTTAATCGTTTTAACATATCTGTATTTTTCATAACATTAGGCGACATTTCACCACATACATTAGCCAATTTTCCATAAAGTCCAGATGTAGCAAATTGATTAAGCATTAATCTTGTAATTTCTTTATCTGCTACATTTTCTTTTCCTAACATAGAAGTTAATAAATGAATCCATACAGATTTACCGTTTCCTCCACTACCATATAAATAGAATATACCAGAAATAGGATAATCATAATAAAGACAATACCCAAATATTTCTTGTGATAATTTAATATACTCAGGTTTTAAAGTAGATTCAAAGTATTTTTTAATCTTTATCATTTTAGCATCAGGTTTATATTTTATAGGAATCTTATATAAAAAATAATACTTATCGCTATGTGGCATAAGCTTTCCTGTCTCTAAATTAAATATTCCGTTTTTAACATTAATTAAATGCTTTGGAGGATTAATCTCGTCTCTATTAACAACATTCTCAGTCTTAATGTACTCCATAATCTCATTTCTATAATGAGTTGACCATGTAGAATTTCGGAAAATATCTTTAATCACACTTTCTAAAACATCTCTCCCATTTAATTGATAATAGCCATCTCTATAAAGATAAATATGAGGTTTTCTGCTAGTTGAGTCCTTAATTGTGACAAATTTATATTTACTCATAATATAATTGACAATACCTTGTGTATTCAATCTTTTATCTATGAAAAGAAGCAGAGTATCTTCTTTATGTTTAGGTTTATAGGTATTATTTTCATAACCATATTTTTCTTCTGCTACAGCTAGAATTTTTTTAAATACTTTAGGATGCTCTTTAAAAAATCCTCTTGTACATTCAGAACAATCAATAATGCCCTCTAACACACCTACAAGAGCAATAGCATCTCCACCTGTATTACATCGGTAACAATGCCATCTATTATTTTCTACATCAATAGCAAAGTTATCTCCTCTTTCGCCCTTACTAGAACCATGAACAGGATGTGCTCCTTGAAGTTCTCCAGCAGCATTTAAATCTAAACCATTTATTTTTTCTGCTATCTTATCTATGGAAAAATTAATACCAGAATTACAAATAAAGGTTTTTTTAGGTTTAATATATGGTTCAATAGCTTCATCTAATTGTTCTTTAGTAATAGTTTCTATTTTATTATCTTGTAATATTTTATACGTATTACCATTTGGATGAAGAGAGCCAGCACCAAGAGCTTGAGCACCTGTAAATTGAACCTCTCCCCAATGCTTATTTTTTTCATCAGTCAAAATAACTTTTTCTCTTAATCCTTTGATGATATAATAAAAATGAACTCCACCTGAACCAGTTTGAATTGTAAAAGTGTTAGGTAACTTCATAAATATATCGCTAGAAACTTTTTTGTCATCGCAATCTATAATCGCTAATTTACCATAACCACATAATACGCCATAGCTTTTAGCTGTTTTAAGATAATCAATAAACTCAGGGTCATTATATTTATAACTATTTTCCATAGTCCAATTATCTTCACTAGGTTTTTTAGTGCCTGCTAAAATTTTAATGAACCTGAATTTTTTATTTTGAAGCTGTTTTGGCAATTTCATTTGCGTAACCCCAATTTTCTTATTTCTTTTCTTATAATACTAGCTTCTTTTTTGAAATCAGGTAAATTATTTTTATCTCTACTCATTTTTTCTTCTATGTCAGTTGTGCCTAATTTATTAGTTATTAAACGTGGTCTACTGTCTAATGGTAAACAATTTTCACAGTATTGTTTAGGTCGCCCATGACCAGAATATTCTCCAATATAACGCCCACATCGTTTACAATTCATTACCGTCAACGACCTTTCCATTTATCACCGTTTTACCATTAATAATAATAGGAGTTTGATAAACAAATGTACCATCATCAAACATATACCATATTAAAAATTGATGCAACCAGTCATTAGGTTGATTTCTCATATAATGAGCATTACGATTACAAAGGCATCCAACACCTACTGCTTGCTTTGGTAAACTTGTAGTTGGAGCAACAGATGTATAAACTTGATTAGTATGCAAATGACCATAGAAAAGCATTTTTTGATAAATTCTCAAATGTTTTTCCGCATGATACTTATTTACATAAACACCATGAATAAAAGACATTTCTCCTATTCTAAGAACTTCATTAAAGGGTATAATTTCATAATTAGATAAATTCAAATTATTCTCAACTTCCATTAACCCTTCTAATTGTGGATTATCTTCAATTAGTCTATCAATCCAATATTCGTGATTTCCTATCATAAAATATTTTTTACATCCTCTAGGTAATACAGCCTCTATCTGATTTAAAATATCTTCTTGAAATCCTTTAAAATCTCTTGAAATGCGTCTATTCTCCAAGAGCTTTACTTTCCCCTTGTTGTGATGAGAAATGCAATCAAGATGCAATTGGTCGCCACCAAAGATAAAATAATTAGGTTTAACCATTTCTATTGCTTTTAATACAATTTTATGAGATGCTTTATCATGGTCAGGATAATGATAATCAAAAACTGCTATACCTTTCCCCATTAATTTTGCTTTTTTATGTAAATCTCTGTATAATCTACAATAATATCTAGCTTCTTGATTCGATATTTTTGCAACTTTAGCTAAATCATATCTTCCAATATCAGGATTAGCTTGAAAATATTGCATTATTAAATCTGGTATTAATTTACTCATTGGTATGCCTTATCCTCTTTTATATTTTCTTTCTTTTGCATTTTTTCCTCTGCTTTCACTAATTGTAGTCCTGATACTTGTTCTACAAGACTTGTAGCTATTTCAGACTGTTGATTATTAGACAATAATAATCCATCTATTACAACAGTCATATTTTTTGTATATTCTTTAAATTCTTTTCTTGAAACTGGTGCAACAGCTTCATAAATCTTTTTTAGCAGCTTTATCATTCTTTTTCCCCACATTATATTTTCTAGGCTTTCCAATAGATATATTGTATATCGGTTTATCTTCTTTATTTAATTCGACCTGAGCTTTTCTAAATTTAATCATAATGTCAGATTTAGTTTTAGATAACCGTGATACTGTTTTCATAGCATCTAATCTAACTTTATTATCCTCATCAGTTTTAGAAATCGCATGTGCCATATTAATTTCATCATCTATCATAGACATAATACCAGCTTTTTGATTTTTGTATTCTGATTCTGTTAAAGTCTCTAAATCTTTTTGTAAATCTTTACTAATAATAACATAACTGACTTTTATACCACGCTTCTCTAAAAGTTTTTGCATTTCTCTGGAAGTGGGTACTTTTCCAAGCTCTTCAATTATTTCTAGCTCGGCTCTCCATCGTATATCTTGAGAAGTTGTCATTTCAATGTCTCTCCGTTCTTATGCGTGGCTTACTATATAAACCTTTGTATTTACACCAAGTTGAACTATGAAAATTGAAGCAAAAATATAACTTTCTCGATATGCAGGTTTTGAAAAACATAAGCTTTACTCACTACAATGTTTTTATAAAGTTGTTGTGGTTAGTAGCGTATAAGGATTTCAAAACCTGCATATCTATAAGAGTATAACATTTTTTTGAAAAACCACTTGTTGAAAAATGAAAAAAGTGAAAAAATGCAAAACGCTGACTTGAAATATAAATTCATTATGTATAATTATAAAAACAAGTATAATTACTATGAAAATACTAAAATTTTAGTAAATATATAGAAAAGTTTATATACTTCTATGGACATAAGAACGGAAAGAGATAAATTTCTCGATAGTGGTGGGCGTGGTGGAAAATTTTATTGAGTTAGAATATCCTATAGCATTGCTGCCTAAACAGATGGAGGCATTTCAATCTACTAAAAAGTTTAGATTTACTGTTTATTCTGGTGCAGTAGGAGCAGGCAAGACGATGTTTGCTGCTCATGTAGCTATAGAGGCATGTTTGAATAATCCTGGTGCAAAGGGATTTATGGGATGTTTAACTTATACTCAATTAAAAAATGTTGTGTTTACTACTTTTAAAGAGGAAATAATTAAGTATCAAGATAAATTAAAAGAAAATAATATTCCTGTAAAATTACTAAAAAGACTCGTAGAATCAGAAGGAAAAATGATAGCCGAATTTTATAATGGGTCTGTGATATATTTTCTTGCTTGTGATAATGAGATGAAGATAAGAGGTTATAACTTGGATTTTTTTATCCTTGATGAACCTATTGAGATTGATGAGCTTATTTTCACTCAGTTAATGGCAAGATTAAGAGGAAAACATTTAAAAAGAACATTTGGATTGCTTACAACAAATCCTGGTGCGGAAACACATTGGATTTATCAACGATTTTATGTTAATAAAGCAAATAGTGATGAATACAATCATGTAGATACATGTACTTATGACAATATATTTTTACCTGAATCTTATATTACAGATATGGAAGAGGCATATGATGAGGATTGGGTTAAAAGAATGTTGAAAGGTAAATGGGGAGCATATAGCGGACAAATATACAAATGCTTTAATACCAAAAGACATGTGGGCGATTTCAAAAAACCTTTTCCAAATGATGAATTTAAATATTACACTGCTGGTGTTGATTGGGGTATGACTAATCCTAGTAGTGTACTTACTTTAGGAATAACAAAAAATAATGATGTTCGTGTTGTGCAAGAATACAGAAATGATAGCTATAGAGAAGATAAAAAAACTACGAATGTACTTTCTAAAGTTATTCAAGCTTTAAATGATAAATATCATTATAGAAAAGTGTATTGTGACCCATCTGCAAAAGATTTAATTGTACAAACAAAACTTTTAGGAGTTCCTATTGAAAAAGCTGATAATGATGTAGAAAGTGGAATAGGAAAAATTAATTCTCTGCTACAGAAAGATAGATTAAAAGTAGATAGGCATTGCTATCACTTAATTAGAGAATTTCCAGCATATCATCGTAAAAAAGATAGATTAAACAATAATCCAACAGAAGAGCCTGTTAAACAAGATGACCACTCATTAGATGCTCTTAGATATGCTTTAACAAATTTCAAAACATTTGGATATAGAAGAATATTAAGAATTGTAAAAAAAGATATGTGGGAGTTTTAATATGGGAAAAACACTTGGCGATAGAGCAAAAGATTTGTATAAAAATTATATTGCACCAACAAAAGAAGATTTAGAAAAAGGTGCTAAAGAATTAAGATTAACTGCTCCTGAGAGATATGGCTCTGGAACTAAGAAATATGAAGGAAGTATTTTTCGTAAGCATAGAAAATTGACTCCAGAAGAACAACGAAAAACAGCAGAACAAGCTCCTCTTATGATGAAAGGTATACGTAAAAAATGTATGGATGGAACTAGAGCTTGGTTTAATATAGAAACATTACCAGATAGAGGAACTGTAATAGAATCAGATTTAGTGATACTTCATGCTTTTGAAAAAAGAAGTAACTTTAAAGCTAAATGGAATCAGATAAAAGTTGATTCACATATTTATGGTGATGGTTATTTACTTATTACTTTTGAAAATGATGAAACTACTAATTTATGGCAAAAACCTTCTGATGGTTCTTATCCTTGGAAAGTTGAAGTGTTAGATAGTGAATGTATTAATGAGATTGATTATTATCCAAAAATGAAGAAAGTATTTCAACCTTTAAAGGTCATGCATTATCATTTTAAAAACACAAAAAATCGAAAAGACTTTTGGATTCATCCTGATAGAATTATACATATGTCTAAAGACCGTTTAGCATATCATCAGTTTGGAAATTCTACACCTGACCTTTTAAGAAATGTTATAAGGTCTAAAATGAATATTGATATAGCTGCTGGAGAAATTCTTGCGTGGTTTGCACATGGAATTTATGATATAGCTATTCCTGGTTGTGATGAAAACGATGTAGATTATTGGGAAAAGAAAGCAGCACAACATCCTGGAGCATGGATTCATGGTGATGAAGAGAAAATCACAGCAGTTAATCCTGTTGCAATTAATCCTAAACCATTTTATGATTATGTAGTTATGAATATTGCTGCTGCTCTTATTATGCCAACTCATTTACTTACTGGTATTCAAGTTGGTAGAACTACTGGAGCAGAAATTGGGTTCGGAGATTACTACAAGGATGTAAAAGATACTCAAGAACTTGTAGATACTCCTTTAATTGAAGATTTATATGCAAGAATTTTAAAAGGGCACGGTAAAACTTGGAAGTATGAGTTAATTTGGAATCCAATTTATATAGATGAATTAGCGGAGGCAGAGATTATGTTAAAGAGAACACAAGCTGCTGATTTAGCTCTAAATGGTACAAAAGGAGTAGGTGGATTTGCAGATGAAGGAGAAGCAAGAGCAATGTATAATGGTGGTCAAATAAAATTAGATGAGAATAAGAAAATTAAACCAAGAGTACCTCCGTTACCAGCACCAAAACCTCCGCAACCTGATATTAAAAAAGAAACTCCTGTTAAAGAATTAACTGGTAAAAAAGCAGATGAAGCTGATGCTCAAAGATTAGGGATAAGTTTAGATGATTATTATGAGCAAAAGAAAAATCTGTATCAATTTCAATTAAATGCTGCAACTAGAGCAATGATTGAAAAAAGAAAAGAGATAGTTGCTAGAGAAAAAGCCCTTGGAGAAAAAATACTCAAGGAACAAGATGAAGATGTTTAAATTAACTGCGACTGGCATTACTGAATTTCTTACAGCTAATAAAAAATTAGCAAAAAGAATTGAAGATAACAAAGATTTTGAGTTAATGTTAGACAAGATAGTTAAAAAAGCTAGAGCAAACTGTCCTGTTAAAACTAGAAACATGGAGAAATCTATTCGTTGGGTGACAAGGGGTGTTGGAAATTACGCTATTATATGTGACGTTCCTTATGCTGGATATATTGAGTATGGTACTAGATATTTTCCAGTTGGGAGTCCTGAATCTCCAAGAGGATATAAATCAAGTTCTGGGAAAATGGCATCTGTGCCTTTTTTAAGAAGTGCAATATGGGATGTGTCAAGAGAATTTCCTGGAATGATACAAAAACAAATAGATATATTATATTTAAATAAATAAAGAGGTAGAAATTTATGGCAAAAGGAAATAATAAAAATAGAAAAAGAGCAAATGGTAAATCAGCAGTTGATGTGCAAGCAGTACAGAAACAAGATGTAATGCAACCTTTAACAACAGTAGAGGCAAAATATTTTGAAGAGCTTAAAATGACTTCAAATCAGTATGCCGAAGCACTATCTAAGCGTGACCAATACAGAGTTATTATAAAACAATTGAAAGATAGTAGAAAAAAGATACAAGACGGAGATATAAAATTACCTGTTGATATTACTTTAATACCAAATGTCATGACTTATCCAGAAGATAACAAGAAAGAAGTGCTAAAAATATTTGATAAAACTGCACAAAATTACATAAAAGCTCTTCAAGCACTCGAATCAAAAGTAACTTATCTTGGTGAAGTTTTTAAAGAATCTGGAATACGGAACAAAGAGTATTTTGATAGACGTTTCGGAGGATTGAAAGCTGCTAGTATAACTCCTGGTAGAGTTGCTATCAAAGATGAGAAAACTTTATTTGAAGCTGAGATTGATGAGTTAATAGACCCTAAGAAAAAAGAAGAATTTAAAAAAGCTAAAAAAGAAGCTGTAAAACACAACAAAGAACTCGTAAAGAAACAAGTCAGTAGGTGAATGTAATGGCTGGCGTGGAATATGCTGAATGGGATAAAAAAATTCTTCGTATGGGATTAGGAGTTATTTGTAGAAAACTCAAGAAAAAAGAGCCAGTAAGAAATAACGATATAGAATGTAGTCCTAATCCAGTAGTTAGAATATTAGATAAATTATTAGTAGTGACTGCTGATAATTTAAAAGCTCCCTGGCAACATGATACAGCTAAGACTTTTGGAAAGTTTTTCTTGTGGTTAGTTTCTAAAGATACAGCTTATAGAGACGCTTTTTTCTGGGCACTATACAAATTATTAAAAATGTCTGATAAAATACTTCCATTGTTAGAGCCATATGTTAAACCTCCCGAAAAGTGGTTTCCTAATGTATGGCAAGATGGAAAAGATGAGACTGCAAGATTAAGAAAGGAAGGAGCAATACCTAAAAATGGTTTATCACATGTAGAGTCTATGTTTCTTCCACATAAAAAGTAATGAGGAAATATTATGCCACAAGTTAAAGGAGCACCTGATGCATTGAATAACCTATTAGAACGTGTTTATCAAAGTTGTATGAATGATAAAAATAATGAAACATCTTGTTCTAAGATAGCTTGGGATGCAGCCAAAAAAGCTGGATGGAAAAAAGGTTCTGACGGAAAGTGGCACAAAAATTCAGAAAGTGATGCTATGAAAAAAGAAACATTTACTTGTAGTGCTAAATTAGAAGTTGTGCATAATACGATAGCAAATTCTTCTAATAAAGATGCTGATATAGATGAAAAAATTTACAGAATAACTGCTATGATAGGCGATAGATTTATGAATGGCGGATTTTTTTCGGAAGAGGAAAGTCAACGTGTGTACAAAAAATGGGAAGGAACATTACACGATATAAATCATTCTGGAACTGCTTATCCTAATGGAGATATATTAGCCTTTATAGGCTATCATGTTAATGTTAACCATAATTCCGAAACCAAAGAAGTAACAATGGATATAAAAGTGAATCGCAATACAATGTATGCAAAAGCATGGGAGGCATATATTGAGACTTGTGAACTAGCTGGATTAATACCTAATGTGTCGGTGACATATTTAGGAAGGAGAAAGTTAGTAGTGGCAAAAGATTTACCCAATGGAACAGATTATAATTCAGAAGGGTATTCGCACAATGATTTAGTACCTGTCCTTACAGATGTAGAACCTGTCTGTGTTTCTACTGTTCTTCGGGGAAGATGTAATGACAAAGATGGTTGCGGAGTTAGAGATAATAACACTTGTTCAACAGGTACATGTGATGCACCTAAACAAGATGTTTTAGACGACCTTGATGAGAAAAGACAAAAACTCATCGACCAAATTAAACAGAAGGAGGAAGAATTAAATGACTAAAGATATTAATGATATGACTGATGAAGAGCTTGAACAGTATAATGAGTCTCTTGATAGAAGTATCAAAATAAAGTCAATTGAACAAAAGAAAAGGCAAGTTGAAGAGGCTGAACGCAAAGAAAAAGAGCTACAAGAAGAGGCTCAAAAGAAAGCGGATGAAGCTAAACTTGCTCAACTTAAAATTGAAGCACAGGAACAATTCTATAAGGAACATCCTGAATATTCTCCAGAAAGTGGACTCGAACAAGAAGGAGAAAAGAAAACTACTGTTGTTAAAACTAAATTTCGAGAAAATTGCGAAAGTTACTTTGACCGTGTAAAAACAGTTGATACTTTTACTAATCATACTAATGATTTAGTTAAAGGTATTCCAGGTACACAATTTCAAGTCATGAAAAATGGTAGATGGGATGTAGCTAGTTTTGATGATTTATGGACTAACACAAACGATGATGCAGATTGTGATGATTTAGTTGGAGCTTGGAGTCCAGATGACAATTATGCAAAAATAGTTTGGAATACTGCTGTTTGTAAAGCTGACCTATTTCGAGTCTGTGTTAAAGGACTTGCTATAAATCCTGGTGATGGACTTGGTGTTCAAATCCGTGTTTATGGACAATGGGGAGCACCTGCTGCATTAGGAGCTTGTGAATGTGCAACCTGTACTTCAATTACCAGAACCACGTACCCACTTACTCTACTCCAGTATGGACTAGAAGGAAGGGTCTGTGATTTTGATATATTTGATGTAGGTTCTATTTTACTAGATTCCACAATTGATGCAATGGCTGATTCATGGGCAAGTTGGTTCGATTGGATGATATACAATGAACTTAACACTGCAACGCCTGGTGCTGACATTACACTTGCAAATGCTTTGAGTTGTACTCCAACACAAGGTTCAGTATGTTGTGATGACCATTCACTTATGGACTTGTATGATGCGGTTAACCGTGCAAGTGCTGCTGCTAGAGAAGGAACTAATCCATATAAACTTGATTATATGATTATATCTCCAACTATAGCTAGCATATTCAAGAGAATGAACCATGCTTCACCAGTATTGCTGCCTGGAGATGTGAAATTCGATTCTGATGGAAATCTTAGCAAAATAGCTGGAATCAATGTTATCGAGTATTGCAGAGCTACCACATGTAGTGATGAATCTGACCTAACTGTAGCTATCCTTGTTGATTCAAGACGTGCTGTTGGTGCAGTCTTTGGTGAAAATCCAAAAATGTACAAGAGATTTGTACAAGAATGTAACAGTTGGCACATTGACTGGTGGTGCTACGCAGCTTTCGGTGAACTTGATACAAATGCTATCTATCACATCGTAAACCCTTAGTCGGGGGAGGAATACCTCCTCCACCTATTTGTAATAAAGTAGGAACAATAAGAGTGGTGGTAAATAATGGGTAAATGTACAATTATAGGTAAAATTAGAGTACCTGCAACAGTAGGTCAAGCGATTCGTATCAATGACAAAAAATGTGACGAAGAAACAGTATGGACTATACCTGATGCTTATGGTGGAGAATCATATGTTTCAGTCTTTACTATAGAAAACAAAAGTAATGTATCAGTTCCAGTTGATTTTGAAATAACACCTACAGCACCAGAAGGAGAATATACTGCTGGTGTATTTTTATCAGATGGTGTAACACCTGTAACTGCTCCAGTAACAATAGATGGCAAAACTACAGATACTTTCAAACTTATAATTAATTTTGATAAGTACATTACTGATGATATTTACGAGTTATTGGTAGAATTTGACTATGTTTAGGGATTAAATCCCTTCTTTTTATTTTTTATCACTGTCGAAAGGACTTGGTTTCAAAACCAAAAGTGAAATAATTGAGGTAGAAAAATGAGAAAATTTGTAAATACAGAAACAGGCGAAATAAAATATGTGTCTGAATGGAACTTCTTGAGGCTGAAAACATTTTTAAATAATTATAGATGGAAAGAGATGTTTTCTAATGACTAAAAAATCTTGGCAAATTATAGTTCCTGATGACTTTGAGTCAACTGATTCAGAATATCATATTCAAGGAAAAATTTACTCAAGAGTTACTGCAACATTAAATATTATAGCTAAACCTGGAATACGTAATTGGGCTGCAAGAGAAGGTAAGAAAAAAGTAGAAGCTATAATGAAAAGACGTTGTGAAATAGGTAGTATTGTACATAACTTATTTGAATTAACTTTGAAAGGTAAATCATTTAATCTTGGTAATTATCAATCAGAAGTTCAAACTGATGTAAATTTATTTGATGAGTTTAGGATTAATACTTGTCTTGCTCCAGAAGGAATTGAGCAAAGATTATGGAGCAATAAATATGGATATGCTGGAACTGCTGATTATATAGGTAAATATAAAAGTTGCTTTAAATATATAGTTCGTGGACATACAGCTAAATTTTTATCTGAATCAAGAGTTGTGGGAGATTGGAAAACTTCGGCTGATATATATCCTTATTACTGGATGCAGTTAGCGGCTTATATCTTTGCTTTTAAAGAACTAACTGGTGTAAAGTTAGATGGAGCATTTATTGCTCAATTTCGTAATGGTAAAATTAGAGTTAAAGAAATGACATATGAAGAGCTAGCTTTAGAGTTTAAAGGCTATTTGCATGTTCTAGGTCTTTATAATTGTGTCAATAGAAAAGATATTTGGAGTAATGTTAAGAGGTAGATAAAATGAAAGTAGAAATTAGTCAAAAAGAAATACAGGCTTTAGATACAATATTAAACAAAGTAGAATGTCCAGTACAAGTTGGTTTAATAGTTGGTTTATTTAGAGTCCGAGTTCAGGAAGAATTTAAAAAGCAACAAGAAAAACAGCTTAAAGAAAAATTCGCACCTAAAAATAAAAATAAAAACAAGGAAAATTAAGGAGAAATTAATATGGGGTCAATTTATAAATTTTATGTTCCAGATGAGCAAGAGAACGTAATCTGTGAACGTGACGAAACGAATCTAATAAAAATAAAAATAAAAGATGATAATCATACTTTAGTTGACCCTAGTACAGTTTCTATCACTATTTCTGACCCTTGCGGTACAGCACTAATATCTGAGCAAGCTATGTCTAATACTGGTGTAGGATTATACGAGTATTATTATAATATTGCTGCTGATGCTGTATTTGGAGAATATGAAGTAGAAATTATAGCAACTTCACCTTCATTATATGTTAATAGATACAAGGATAGATATATATTATTACCTTGGAATGCTATACAAGAAGTAAGACGGAAAGCAGGTATTATTTCTAAAAAATCAATCAATGACAAAGATATTGCATTAATTATTCTTGAGGCATATGAAGAAGTATTAAAAGAAATTTATATACTTCATAACAAAGAAACATTTTTATGTAATCCTGATGATGGAACTTGGATTGACGGAACAAATAAAATATTTCAATCAAAATATTTTCCTATAGCAGATTCTAACGGTGATGGTTGTGTTACAGGAGCAGGTGAGTTAAGTTGCGGAGAAGATGTAACATTACTTTGGAAAGATGCAGATGGCGATTGTCACGAAGGTAAAGTTACAGTTAATGATGCTACATGTGGTAAGATAACTCTTACTCAAGATGACGATTCTGCTTTACCTGCTGATTATAAATCTGCAACAATTACATATTATGAACAGTGGAAAACATTTGATGCGTCTCTTCTTAAAAAAGCAACAATTTATCTTGCTGCATATGAATGTCTCATAAGATTTACAAATTTACAAGGAACAACACAGGCTGATTTGAATCCTAATGTGATTAAATTTAATGTAAGACGAAAAGCATTGCAAGAAAAATATAAAAAATTAAGACATGCGATTCGTAGACCAATTGTAGGTGGTGGAATGTTACCAGGAGAAGGTAGATAATGGCATATATTTCGTTTGACCCTAGAAATTCTATTAGAAATAAAATAGGAACAGATTGGGATATAGAAGAAACTGGTACAACAGTTAAATGTATACAAATTACAGATAATCATAATGACCCTTTGTATATTCCTATGTATTTCGCAGAAACAATTAAATCGGAAAATTTACCGTCTATGCCTTATATTGAAATGCGGATAGTTAAAACATATTATCTTGAGCATGATGTAGGAGCAACTACAAGGAAAATGGATTCATATATTGATTTGCATGTATATGTGACTGATACTGATAACATAGACCGAGAAGCTGTAGGTAAAAAGATAAAGGATTTCTTGCAGAATGCGATAAGAACAAATCAATATGATTTTGATAACATAGATTGGATAAATGTAGATTCAGATGATTATTTACCTGAAACTACTGGAAATCAACTTGTGTATCATTATATAGCAACAATACATTGTCTTTATTATGACATATGTACTGGATTATAGACTAACATCTTTCTATTATTTCCCATGCTAGAAAGAGTAATTAAAAATTAAAAGGAGGAAAAAATTTATGGCGATGACCGAATTAGGAAAACCGTTTGATGGAATTATCTATTACTGGATTGAAGATACTTACGGAGTTGTAGATAGTATTACTACTGGTTCGCTTCCCATTTCTTGTAAAGTGCAAGATGTGAGAATTGACAGTGGCGATAGACATAAATCTCTTAGAAGTATAGAATCACCATTAGTCTGTCATTTTTTACAGCAGATTACAGAACCAAAATTGCATCTTGAGTATATCCCACAAACAGATGATACTATGATAGATGATGTTATTGACAGAGTAGGTAGTTGTTGCTCGTTGCAATCTCTTTCGTTTGCTATTGGTTTTAACAAATGCCTAACTGGTATTGATTCATCTTGGTTCAGAGTAAAAGGAGCTAAACCGCAAACAGTTCGTATTACTGGTTCTAAAAATACAGAATACTTAGTTGTAATTGACTATGAAACTCAGTCTATAGTTTCTGTAGGCTCTGACGAAGTAGGTTCTGCACCTGACCCATTGACAGGAGATTATTGTCAATTTAACGTAGCTGGTGAAATCAGAAAAACAGGCGGACTTGTTGTAAATGTTGACCATATCGCATTTATTACAAATTCAATAGAGATTACAGTAAATCATAATCTACAAGGGCAAACTGACCATGATTCTTTGACTAAATCTTATCTAGTTGAAGGTGGATTGGATATAGAAGGTTCAGTAGATATTACATTAGATGGTGGTGGAGCACAACATTATGGTGAAGTATTAGCTAACACAGCTTTTGAAATACAAGTTGATTTAGCTAATGTAGCTGGAGCACCAAGAATTACTTTACCTGGGTGTCAATGGAAAAATACTTCCCTTGATAAAAATGTTTCAGGTGAAGCAATGTCAAGTTCAGTTCCATTTGACGCAAAACCAACTAGCTGTAGTCTGATTGTATCTACAGTACCACCAGTATAGAGATTATAGGGATTCATCTCCCTTTTTCTTTTTAAAATAAATGAGGTAGAAAAATGAGAAAAATGAAGTATACATTACCATTTGTAAATAATGGAGAAGCTTTCATTGTTCCAGATTGGACAGTAGAAAAACATGAACGTGCTATTTCTGCTGCTGTTGAAGGAACGAAAAAAGATAAAGATTTAAGTGACTCTAAAAAAGAAAATGAATTAAAATACTATATAATTCTCGAAACTTTGCTTGAATTAGATGCTACAGTTAGTATTGAAGATGTAAAAAATTTTTTCAAGCACCCTGAAAATCTTGTAGAATTTTTCCAAGTAGTATATTATGCTGGAAAGAAGAATATATATTTTCAGGAGGGCGGAAAGAAAAAAACGCCCAAAAAGTAAAATTTTATTTAGAAGAAGAATTTAAAAATTTTGATGAGATGATTCATAGTTTTTATATTAAACATGGAAATCTTAAAGAAATATTAAGTATGAATTATTGGAGATTCTTATCAGTTTTAAAAACAGCACATAAAATTAATCAAATTGAATCTGGTCATCCTTATATTGAAGAGGGAGAATTACCTCAATCTACTAAGGATATGATTGAAAGAAGAAAAGCACAAAGGTAATAACATGACAGGTATCAGAGTTGGAGGATATTTTCAAGGACAAGCAATTGTGGCTGGTCTAAATCAAATTAATGCTAGTTTATTAAAGGTTAATGCACAAATGAGGACTCAAGGAGCATTAACTAGAACTTTATTAAGAGGTCATCAACAAGCTACTACTGCTACTAAGACACATGCTAGTTCTATGAAAACTCTCGCTTTGAGATTTGTAGGATATAATCTTGTAGTAAATGCTATTTTAGGTGCTCAACAAAAGTTAATTCAACTTATAGGTGAGTCTGTACAAAAGTATAGGGAATTTGAAACTAGGCTCGCTGAAATCAGTACAATTTTGCAAGATGATACTGACCAGATGGAAAGATTTAAAGTTGGCATTGAGTCTCTTTCTAAATCGTATGGACAATCTACAAGTGATATTTCAAAAGGTCTATATGACATTTTATCTGCTGCTTTTGATTCAAGAGATGCGATGAACTTATTAAATACAAGTATTAAAGCGTCAATTGCAGGTTTATCAGATGTTAGAACTTCTGTGGATATTTTTACAACTGTTCTTAATTCATATGGAATGGCTGCTGAACAAGCTACTCATGTATCAGATGTATTATTTCAATCAGTTGTGCGTGGTAAATTTCAATTTGCAGATTTGGAACAAGCTCTTGGTTATGTTGTGCCAATTGCTGCTCAAGCTGGAATATCATTTGATGAATTATCTGCTGCATTATCAACAGCTACAAGGCACGGTTTACATATTGATATGACTGCAAGAGGTTTAGCTTTAGCAATTCAGAATATTATTAATCCGAGTGCTCAAGCAACTAAAGCTGCTGAGAAATACGGAATAGAGATGAATGGTCTTGCATTACGTATTATGGGATTAAAAGGCTGGTTCGATGAATTAAGACTTGCTACAGATAAATTTGGTAGAAGTGTTTTAGGTGAGCTTATTCCCAATATGCGTTCCTTGAGGGTTGCTATGGTTCTTGCTGGTGAGGAAGGAGCTAAAGGTTTTGCAGAAGATTTAATGTATTTAGATAATATAGCTGGAAGAACAGGTGAGGCTTTAGAAAAAATACAAGACACAAGTGCTTTTACTGCAAAACAACTTGAACAGGAAATGGAAGAGAGGTTGCGTAATGCTGGTGAAGCTTGGGATGAATTTGACTTAAGTGTAAGAGAAGCTATAATAGGAATAGCTGATAACTGGCAATATGCTATCCCAATTTTCGGTTCTTTACTTCAATTTTATGATAACTTTAAAAAACAAGAGGAAGCTGGTGCTGCACAGAGTATATTTGACAGATTTAAATTTGATGATACTGATATATCTAAGGCAAAATCTTACATGAGTGCTATGTTACAAATGGAAGAACTTAGCAAAAAAATGGAAGATATGGAAGGAAGGGATTACGAATTAGCTGTTATTAAGATGGAAGCATTACAAAAAGTAACAGAGCAAACTGTTGATTCTTATAATTCTTTCGTTGGTGAAATACAAAATGTTCAACAAGAGTTAGGAGATTTAGAAATTGATTTGGATGAGGTATCTACTTCTATTGTTGAATTAAATAGAGCCTTAGTTGATAATATTACAGTTGGATGGGGAGAGTATCAAAAAACAGTTCAAGGAACTCTAGGTTTAGAATTAGCTCAATTAAAATATGAACAGCAAGAAAAAGATATTCAACATGACGTTAAAATGGGGTTAGTGGATTCTACTTATGCATGGAAAACTAACAATGCTGCTTTAAAAGAAGCTGTAGATTTTGTAAGACAACATGAAGCTGCACAAAAATCAGATAGAGAAGCTACTGAACGAATGTCTATAGCTATGAGACAATTACAAATTGCTATGCTTGAAATTCAACTAGCTGGTATGATGAGAAGAAGAGGCTTAACTAGAAATGAAGAGAAAAGAATGAAAGCACTTCAAATTGAACAAGCAAAATTAAGATTAGAAAATATGAAGAATACTAAACAAGAAACTGTTGAAACTTTTGACGCATATAATGAGAAAAAAGCATACATTGATGAGTTTTTAGCTAAAGTTAGTGAAGAATCATATCAATTAAAATATACTTATGATAATCAAATACTTGAATTAGAAAATCACATTAATATTGAAAAAGAAAAATTAGATACAAGATATGGCTGGTGGGCAACAACAAATCAAAAAATAATAAACAACAGTAAAAATTTAGTAAAGCAGCTTGGAGCTATAATGGATGACCCTGAGTTACTTGCTGCATTTTCAGCTTTTGATATTGATATAGCTGGTATGATGAGTGCAGCAATAACCAGGCAAAATACTGCCGAAGCTGGATTTACAATACCAGGATTAGCTAATATCAGTCAACAATTAAGTGTCTTGAGTGAAATGCAAGCAATGGGTGCTCCTGTTCCAGAAGGCATGTTACGAAGTTTAAGAGGAATGCAAGGAGTGCTTATGAAGCAACAAGGTATTCCTGAATATAAACGTGGAATAGAACATGTGCCAGCTACTATGGCTGCAATAGTTCATCGTGACGAAACTATTTTACCTGCTGGAAGAACCATTGATAGTGGTACAGTTATACAACAAGTCACAATTAATGTTAAAGAAATAGCTGATATTAATAGTGTAGAAAAATTAGGTGCTGCACTTGGAGCAGTGAGACAAGCAAATGTATCTGATAGAATGGGTAGAACTAAATATAGGTTGTAATAAATATGACAAATCGTAGAGCTAGAGAAGTTGCACCAACAAGACCTTATATTTTTCTTCATGGTGTTGATGCTGCATCAGTTACAAATGTACCAACAGCATTAGTTTGGGGTAATTGTGATATAAAAACAAGTGAATTACATTATGTTCAAGGAGATGACAGGATTACAGTAAAACGTGGTGGTGCTGGTATATATGAAATTACAGTATCTTTATGTGTTGAAAAAGTAACTGGAGCACCAACACATTCAATTATACAATTATATGTTAATGGTTCTGTTCTTTGTTGTGCTGAAACACATGGTTTTATGGGTGGTGCTGGTCAACATTCTAATGCTATTATGATTTATTCAGTTTATCTTAATGAAGGGGATTATGTACAAGTATATGTTTCACAAGATGTTGGTACTGGACAAATAGAAGATGATACAGGGCGATTTAGAATGAAAGGGCTGTCAATGAGAGGATGGAATAATGAGTCTGGTGGAAGAGAAAGAATTAAAGGAGGAAGAAGATAATGGCAGCAGATGATATGAGATATTATGAAACATTTTATGGAGTTCATTTAAATGATTGGATGGAAACATATGGCTCATTTATAAATCATCATAAATTGCTTACAAAAGAATATGAGAGTGATGGATGTTCAACTTTA